TTCAAAGTTCACCGAAAAGTTCACATGATTTGCCATTATAATTTCCCTTCTTCTCTCATTTTGTTTCTGATTTTAGTTGCCGAAATATCATGAACCTCTTTCCCAAGGTCATGTTCTGTGAATGTATATCCTACACCACGTCCATAGCTAATATCGACGATGTTAGGAACCTCAAGAATAAGATATTCATATCCATTTCTAAATCCATGCTCAGCTAATCCTTTTTCGATGTTAGCAATGACGTCAATCATCCCAAATGGGTTGTCATCTTGTTCAGCAGTACGCCCAGCGCCAGCATCACCATCGAAGTTAAATACGTCACGTACCATGATAACAACTTGACCAGTGATAGCGTGAGCCTTCTTAAATAGCTCTGTGTGACCATCATGCCAAGGTTGCCAACGTCCTAGCATTTGTACTGTAGGTTTCTTGTAATCAAACATTAAGCTCTAAGCTCCTTTGTTTTGAAGAAACCCTCAAACTCTGAACATTCAGACATCAGTTTTCTTGCGTAGTGCGCCGTATAGTTATTACTCAACTTAAAAGATTCCCCCACTGTTTCAATTTCTGAGTGCCAACGCATACGCTCAAAAATTGATTTAGCAGAGTAGCTATTTTTTCCAGTATCTTTAACTTGCGTTGCGAACTTTTTGAATGCTTCAAACACATGTGGGTTTTCACCATCAAATCTTTCGAAGTTTTGTTTAATTACGTCAACCATTACAGTTCTCCTTCCCATTTTTTCCATCGTTAATTGCCACATACCGTTGCACTACTCTATGCAAGACATCTGGAGTATTAGTAAACCATTTTTCTACATGATAGTCCAATTTCTCAGGTGGTTCAAAAATATTATTCGTGTCTTCAAATCTACCTCGTGAAATAGTGTCCATCCAGACTGTAAAGTCTGCGCTAAACTCTTGGCGTGTATGTTCTGTGGGGCATACAAAGTCGGCAACAGCAACCTTACCAGCAGCGATTACACCATCAGAAAGCATCTTCATTCTAAACGCTTGGCGTTTTCTTCCCTCTGGTGTGAAGTCCCAATCGTCATAGCGTTCGCGTACTGCATCGGCATTTAGCCACACACCGCCTAAGAGGCTTGCTAGGGGCTTGGCTAGGGTACTCTTGCCACTCCCTGGCAGACCCATAATAAGTATCTTCATTCGTCCTCTCCGTCGCTGTCACCACTCAAATCAATATCTGAAATGGTGATGAGAATTGAAAGTGTAGTAACAAGGAAGTATAGGGCAGAGAAACCTGCAATAAACTCCCATCCTACTGTGTAGAACATGTAAACAGAAAGTAATTGTGTTGCGTTATGCAAAAGCTTCCAACTGTATGGAATTTCTGTAGCATAAGCCAACTCAACATCCCAATTAGGACTTAACACTAAGACACACACCTTTATGAATTGAAATAGTGCATATGACATCACTGCCAAATTTAAGTAGAGGAATGTTGTATCACCAGTATTTTGAAAAGCTATGGTTCCAATTAAATGAGAGGCGATAAAGGCTAAAGTGTACTTCATTATTATATTCCACGAATTAAAGTTAAGGGGTCGATCCAAATTAGAAGTAGCCCTAAGGCTACCCCCATTAATATTACATCTGTTACCTTAAGATGCATCAGCCATTTCCAGTGCCAAGTCAAGAGCTTTAACTTTGCGGTTTGCGTTATTGCCAAACCAAGCAGAAGTCATGCGAGTATCAGCAGAACGTCCTAGCTCGTGATCAGCCATGTATGTCACTGCATTATAAGCATTCCACCATGTACCTGGACGGAAGTTGTCTCCCGGTTGATTTTCAGTAACTTCCATTGCTCGACGTGCGGTAGTTGAAAGTGTTTGATCTTCGCGAGTAGACTCTCCAAAGATTTTGCCAAAGAACTTCTCAAGAGTTTCACGCTTGTAGTTGCGTGAGCCAAGGAATTCGGCGGCTTCTTTGAATTGCTCTACTTTGTTGTGAGAAACACCAAGGATTTCTTTAACACTTTCTGGATTAAACACTGAACGGTGGTTAACACGAACAGATGGTTGACCTACTTCATTGAGTGCTACGGCCAAAGTGTTATTGCAAACAACACGTTCCATTACAAACTTGATGTCGATTGCTTTGCCATATTGGTGTGGGTTTGAAAATAGCAAGTAACCTTTTACTTCATCTCCGCCAAAGAGTGAGAAACCATCACGCACATCAGCCATAGCCCATACGATCTGTCCACCTTTAAGAGAACCCGCAGTATCCATAGCCATGTCACCATTCGATACAAACTCTGTAAAGAAGTCAAAAGCTTCTGAGTTTTGCACAGGGTTCCAATTCTTGCCAACTTGCGTCAGAACCTTACCGTCAGTTTCACGTACTAGTGCTTGTTGACCAGTGGCAATGTTGTCACCTTTGAAGCGGAAGTAGGTGTCAACCTTCTCTACACCCCAATTGAGATTAGCGGCTTCCATCATCTCTTGTGGAGACATGTCATCACCGACTGGTGTTCCCAGACCGTGCCAAGGAAGACCGTTGCTTGCGCGATATGCCATTTGAGCTTCGCCATTAATCATTTCAAGTTCGTGTGCCATGTTGTAAACCCTTTCAAGGTTTGGAAGTTTGTTTTGATTACATATATTATTGTAACACAGTTTTAGGCATTGTCAACTGTATAATGCTGAGATTGAGAAATAATATCTTCGAACATGATTTTAGCGCACATGTCTGTCTCAAAGTCTTCTTCAGTTGCAAAGTCCATTGTAGAAGAGAAATACAATTCTGAATTATCAACACCGTATTGATTAACCAAATGAACACCATCTTCTACAGTGTCGGCTCTTTTCATGATTTCGCCTTCATTGGCTTCGATTGTGAAGATAAGACCGCCTTCGTCTGCTGAAACATAATTAATCATTGTTTTCTCTTTCTCTTGATTCTCTTTACTATTACTTTATAGAATCAAAACAAACCCTTGTCAACACTTTTAATGATATAATTCACTTGGTGTGTGCATGACATCTATCATCTCCCAAGCATAACTACCAAAACCAGACTTGCATATCTCTGGAATGGTAACGAACTGTTCTTTGGAGTCGCCATCGATCTCTGCCACGAAACAATGTTCCAAATGGCGTTTAATGTGTCTGTACATGTAAGACGTGGCTTCTTCCCTAGTATTCCAACAAGTTGCTCTAGTGATGAATAAAAAATTGTGAGACGAGAACAACATTCCCATCCCACCCATTTCTTCATCTTTTTTCGTACCCAGAAAAATTCCTTCGTCTGGGTCGATGATGATGTAACGCATTACATTCCTTTCTTAGCTTTCCACTTAGCGATGATGTCGATAGACCACTGTGGATTTTTACCTTCTACGATTGCGTGAGGTGTCAAACCTTCGGCACGTTTGGCGGCATATTCTTCTACCGTCCAGTTTTTCTTCAACTCTTTAACAAACTTTGCTTTTGTGAAAGGAGTGCCGCTATACTTAAAACGAGATAGGAACAAGTCAATGCCACGTCCAATATTCGAAGGGTGAATACCTGGCTTATCTTCATAAGTTGGTTGACCCTCGTAAGAGCCAGTAAACATCAAGTAGCCACCGTGGTAGCTAAGGTTCTCATTGGTAAAAGCAGTCATGATATTCTCTCTTTCGTTTTGATTACATATTACTTATAGAATCAAAACAAACCCATGTCAACCCTCATTACGAAAAATGTTTATCTAACATATCAAGAACATCTTCGTACTTAGCCATTTCCAAAATTTCCATCTCCATGGCTTCAAATACATCAGGGTGTTCACCGATCCCTGCTGGGTTTGCCAGATATACTTCTACGTTCATTTTGTGTTTATCGATGTGTCCTTGTGCGTGTGAACGCATAGCGTCTAGCATTTTCTGTCTCATAATTATCTCCTACGTTTTGTAAATTTCTTTATATTTCTTACGTACATCTAAAAAGTGTTGTAAATAATCAAATGTATTTATCTTGAAAACCTGTGGCTCATTATGGTCTACAGTGATTAGAATTACGCCTTGTTTGATAGGTATGCCTGTTCTCTCATAGAAAGCGGCGGCATAGAAAGCGGCTTGAATGAAGTAGCTTGTAATCCATTCTTCTTTCTTTGGTTTGCGAGATGTCTTAAAATCAATAATGGACAACTGCCCATCGAACTCTGCAATACAGTCAACCTGTCCAGCAGTCTTCAAACGATCACTATACAAGAATACCTCTTGCATCCAGATGTTATCCAGACGCTTATCCATAATTTTCTTAATGTCTTCGAATGAGAATAGGTTGGTTGGCATAGCGCCTTCCTTCCAATCTGGATCGTTGTTGAGATAGTCCTCAGCCAATTTGTGGACTGCTGTACCTCTTACTGATGCCTGTCTGGATATCTTGTTGGCTTCTTCTTCGCCAACTTTCTTACGCCATTCCAGTATACCTTGTTTGCTAAGAATACCTAAAACTGTAGTAATTGATGGGTATGCGTTACCTTCGGGCGTAAAATACTTACGTCCTTTGTCAGTAGTTTTTCTAGTCAACGTAGGTAACACTACGTCGTGCTTCACATGATTAAACATAATATAACTTTCTATTGATTCTGTATTATAACACAGAAAAAACTATTTATCCACCTAAAAATACTTTTGCTGATCCACTTGTGATCTCTGCACTGCAATCATACACATCACCTTTGCGACCCGCACCTTTAGTTTCTATGAAAACCTTTCCACTACCAACAGTTAATCCTGGCGTGTGCAAGTCACAAGTACCACCTTCTGGGTGGCCAGTAACGGCATCATCCTTTCGAACGATGCCGATACCTTGTGCGAAAACCTTGCCGCTACATACATTTGTTGAGGTGATGATGGGTGCAACATCACAAAACGAACTGTCGTTTGTGTTTGCATCTCCTGTTGCTACATGAACTGTATTCACAGTTTCTGTTGCATCTCCTCTAGCGGCTTCTGGCATTATGCGGCTTCCAATACTCTTTCTTTAGCGATGATATATTCTCTAACCAAGCCAGAGCGAACAATGTCATCCACTGTAAACTTAACTGTCTTGAATGATGGAATATTATTTAGGACATTAATGAAATCACCCAAGCCAGAAATGTCTGCCCTGTTACGGTTTGTCGCTAGGTCATCTTGTGCTGTGTCCCCACAGAAGATAATCCTTGACGATTCCCCAACACGTGTAATGATTGTGTCTAGTTCGTGATATGTCATAGACTGACACTCATCAACTAAGATGATTGCGTTGTCAAAAGTCAACCCACGAACAAATGAAGATGTCATGAACTCAATCATGCCTTTTTGCTTCATAATTTGATAGGCATCTTTTCGTCCAAATAGATCATTTGTGATGTCTGAATATGGCGCTTCAAACACAGCCGCTTTTTCTGCTTGAGAACCAGGCATAAATCCCTGTTCCCTTGTTTGGACTGCCGATCTAATGATAACAATCTTTTCGTATTGATGTTTTGTCATGACGTCTGACATAGCTAGATATAGACCACACATTGTCTTACCTGTACCTGCTGTGCCTATTGCGGCGAGATTTTGTCCTTGTTTGTAAGATTCGAATAAGTCAGATTGGGAGACTGTTAGTGGTGTAATTTGTCGCATTGCAAATTTTTGATTTAAAATGCCAACTAAATGATCACTATCTCTTTCTTGTCTACGTTTTTCTTTGCGGGATAATCTGCGCTGTTTGCTCATGAAACCTCCTTGTGATAACTCAAGATTAGGAATTTACCATGTGTTGATGTTATCTTTTTTATGATGATGCTTTACATTTCTTAGTACATCACGAAATCCGTCATCTGGCTTCTTACGACCAAGACGGTACGGGTCAACGAACCCTGGGAACTTTGTAAAGATTTGTTTGATTTTAGGATTAGTATCTAGGTAATGCTCTAAGTCTGCCCAAGGCATACTTTCTTCAAACTGTTCATGTGTTTCTTTGTTTTCAAAACTATAGGTAGGCATTAATGCTCCTTACTTTTCCATACTTATATTTATACGATTGAATCATACAAATCACGCCAATTTGAAATATTTGTTACTTTTGGGTGATAAAAATTCTTGCTGTGGTTAGATAATAATAGATATGCATCTAAACCCATCTCTGCACCAAGTACACTGTTTTCTGGTTTATCTTCTACCCAAATGCAACCACTATCACGATATGGCTCAAGAGCATCATGTTTATCAGCACCACAGGGTAAGCAGATCAACTCTTCGAAAATCTTTCGACCAAACACGGCTTCGAGGTTTTTCTTTCGTAGCTTACCTGCATAGATGTCATCTGACAAAGATGTGATAACATGGAATACATATCCATGATCTTGGTTTAGTTTACGAACATACTTAACAGCATCACGGAATGGTGTTAGCCATCCAATAGCCGCTGACTGGTTGAAATACTCAATTAGTCCATGTGCCTTGTCTGGTGTGATGCCAAACGTAGCACCCATGCAGTACGTCGAGGTGGTTGGGTCTACAGGCTTATATCCCTGTGTCTCCATCCATCTAAAGAAGCTATATGTCCATTCGAGTAGCACACCGTCGCAGTCTACCATTATTACTTTTTCATTCATCATCATAATATATTTCTTTCTTTCTCTAGTCTTCTTTTTTATCAGATAGATTCAATTGTTTTTCTTCACGTTTCATTTTCTTTCGGTCACGACGTTGTTTCATGCGGTATTCTTTATCATCAACCGCATCGTCACCTGTTCCCCATTCTGCATCATAATCTTCACGGAACTTTTTAAATGTTTTAGCCATAGTAGTCTCTTACTCTTCTATTAATTGTGGAAATGCTTCCATTAATGTTTTCTTGGTAAGCCCTTTAACAGGCTTTTGCGATATCATGTGGTTTGCCAATAAATCAGCATCATCATTGTCAACGTCTTCCAAAAGGCTAATGAACAGTTGTTCACGCTTAGTTTGTTTCAAGTTATCATAACCACCACCCTCAACAAAAATTCTTAGTCTACGGGCTTCGCTATACAACAAAGCTTTTGCTTCATCTTCATACTCGTTATATTTCCAAGGTGGGGCTGTGTCTGGTATCAAAAACTTTACCCCTACATCATATATATTCTTTAGCACAACTCGCAAAGGTTGACTGTCGTTTTCACGCAACCAAGCAATCTTTTCTTCCTTAGATTTGATTGTTGATAAGTTGTTCACGATTTCTGAAATAGATCGTCTTACTGCCATTTTAAAAGTCCTGTATATCTGAAATTAAGTTTTTTAGTTTCTTGGTGACAAAGAAGCTAAACAATTGTGATCGTCCAACGACTTCCTCTTGTGTATATTCAGCCATGATCATATCTTTGTAGTTCTGAGGTACTTCATTCAAGTCAATCATCTTTTTGTTGCGATTGTATCTTGCGATAGTTTCCTCATCCATATTCTCACTAGTGCCTTTATACAAAGCCATACGCTTCTGTGTCATAGGCTTCTGTCGCTCTCCAACAGCCAAACAATTGTCAGGTGATAGGATATTTGGTACACCATCACCACTGTCGCCCTTGATGATATGCTCTTCAAGGAACTGTACAGGGTTGGTGTCACTCAACCAACGCTTACGGATGGGATCATATTGATCAACATTAGCATAAGTCTGTAGTTGAATGAAGTCTTTATCAGCAGACAGTACAAGGTACTTTTCTGCGCCTGTGTTCATCTCTGTACCTTCATTATGAATAATAGTGCCGATGATGTCATCTGCCTCACAGTGATCAATATGGATTACCTTATACGGAAAGTATTCTCGCATCTCATTACGGATAATGTCCATGATATTGAAAACACTATTCCAATCAAGATCAGACTTATCTCGTGTCTTTTTGCGATTTGCTTTATAGTACGGATACGCTTGACGTCTCCATGTATTTTTACCATCAGCACAAATGATTATCTCACCATATTCGTTGTGAAATTTCTTTCGGTTCATTCGTACTGAGTTCAAGAACATGTGACGAATGACGTTTTCATCAATGTCGATGTTCGTGTGGTTACCTACTGCTTGAAAAAGCGAAGCAAGGATAACCTGATTGAAGTCCATTAGTATTGCCATTATATTTCTCTTTTGTTTGATTGTAGACCATTCTAGTCTATATCTTCTTCATTGTCAAGTATTTTATCTACCTCATCGTGATATTCTTCCAAATCTATAGCATCATTTGCAAAATCTTGTAGTGGATGGTGCAAATCTTGGCTTAGTAGGTGCAATGATTTGATTGCTTCCAAAACAAGAACTATAGAAGCTAAGTATTCTGATGGTTCGTCACCAAAATCACAACCACTTCTGACAAGTTCTGTCAATGCATTTTGCCATATCAGTTCTGAAACTTGGTCTGACAAACTATATCTGAAGTCTGTTACTTGACCAGCAAGTTCATCTTCATTTTGGGGTGGCGTCCCAAGCCTTTTTTGCTTGGGAAACTCTATAATATCAGCCATTAGCCCTCAGTTCCAACAACAACTTTGTCCAATTGCTTTTAAAAATTTCAATGTTGTGTGGATACAATTGCGACTTTTGGTTATTAGTCATTCTGCTGATGAATGTTGAATCATCCTTTTGAATGTCAAGAACTTGCTTGGCATATGCATACGCAATATTAGCATGATCAGTTTTATCTTCGTTATAATTGTACATGATTGTAGAATTAGCGGCTGTCTCACTCAAAGCACCAAGATTGGGATGCACACAAAGAACGCCAGAACGGATAGCTTCGATCAACGCAATACAAGATGTTTCTTGCCAAATGTTTGGATACAAGAAAACATGGCTGTCTAGTAATGCCTTGAGAACTACGCTATTGGGCTGTGCGCCATGATACGTAATATTAGGGTGATCTGTCAAATTCATAAACAATTCACGATACGGTTCGTCTCTTTGTTCCCATCCATAGATAGAAAAAGAAGAGAAAACGTCTAGGTGGATATTATCATGTACCTTAGTCAGCGCATCAAACACTGGATAGAGCAATTCTAAGCCTCTGTGAGGCGTTGTGTGGTAAATAAACCGAATTTGTTCGGTAGGTTTGTCACGTGCCTCGTAGGTCGTCTCTACGGCGTTCTGAATGACTGAACACTTAGAATGTGGAATACCATACATCGCATTGTATTGATCACGTTGCCACTGAGAAACAAAAACGAAATGATCGAATTGCTTCCACTTTTCATTGCGCAAAACCGAATTTTCTGGGTCTTGTGCCAGATCGTGGCAGTATAGAATATTCTTTTTGACGTCTGTTGGGACATGCCTCGGTCTTGAGAAGTGGATAGCCACATCACCCAACAGATCAAAGTCCACGTTGTGCAGTAGGCGCTTACGCATCATTTCTGTGCCACCGTTAGCGTTCTTGGATTGTTCGCTCTCGACAATATGTCCTTTGTGAATCATGCTCATTGTTATTTCTCCGAATTATAAAAGTTTAAAATCTGTTACAGAATCCCAACGAAATGAACGCCACCCAGGGGCATTCACGTCATACACCACGCAAACTTCTTCGTTCACGGCGCGAACTTTTTTCTGTGTAATGGGTTCGTCTTTGGAAGGTTGTGGTAATACGCTTGCCATGAGTGTGCATTGCATCACTCGAACATCACCATTTTTCTTGGTGAAAGTTATCTCACAAGTTTGTTCTTTTAAGTTGGCAATAACGCCATCTTTGTATGCTTGTTCAACAGTTTCCATAATATATCTTTCTTATTTGTTCACTTACTACTTAGGCACAAACTCAACTAAGCCCAAATCTTTACTTAAGACTTTAAACACCACATCTGATGTGTGTTGAAGTGGGTCTAATCTTATGTTGGCAATAAAACGATCTACATAGTGTAGTTCTTTATCATGCTGTGCCGCAATTCCCAATCCTTCAAAAAATGTTTCTACGTCGTATGGATTCTCATAGAATAACGATTGAGAAGCCTTTGCCTTCGGTTTGGCATTACGCCCCTTCTTTGACTCTGACATTTAATTCCTCTTCGTATATTTTACCAAGTACGGTATACAAGTTTTCAACGGTTCCGTTGTTATGTATTCTATGCGTCCTCACATCAAACTTATACTCTTGCATGTATTTAGTGTCAAGTTCAGTTCTGTGTGAATTTACATGTTCACCTACAATTCTACCATTAAAGTATCTACGACTGTCTTTGGAGTAATCACATCCATCACGCACAAGCTGAACAAGAACAAAATTATCAGCACCAATTTTATTTATGATGGGGAATAGCTCATCAGAGAAACCACCATCAGATATAACATAATCCTTATTGGGTTCTATCTCTTCTGCCACCATTTTACCAAAATAGTCCAACCCATGTTTTGGTTTGATAATATTTTCAGACACATGGATCATAGCTTCACGTCGAGAGAAACCACCAAGATGCATTGTTGATATTTCTTTTACTTCACGGTTGTCATAATCTTCCATGAACCACTTTTCAGTCACACCAAAATAGCTAAAGGTTTGCTTAAATAGTTGGTGTTTAAAAGACAAGTGTTTATATCCCTTGTCTTTGAAATAATCAGCCGCGCAGTCTTTTCCTGATGCTGGAGGTCCGTTAAACAATATAATCATACAACACCACTTTCTGTTTTAAATGCTTCTGCCCATTCACTACTCACCAAGCCAGATAAAATAAATTCACGATCTTCATCTGAAAGGTATGGCATAGCTTCGGTAATGCATATCGATCCTGTTTGGTACAAAGCCCAATCTTGTGGGTCTACTGGTATATCCCTAAAACGGACTTTCCCACTATACACACTTTTTCTTTGAATTTTCATTTCACCACGACTCCTACAATTTCTAACAGAATACACTACTCTATTAGAGATGTCAAGTCTTTTACATGGCTACGGTGAATTTTGCAGTTAATGATACCGTTGTAGTAGTCATCACGCAATAGCACGTCATGCTCAAACTGGTATTTGGCTTCAAGGTAGCCAAGTTCGCCTTTTTTCATACATAGAGTTAGAATCTCTCTATGGAAATTATCAGCACCTTTTTCTTCAAGCATAATCTGCACTGCCTCAGAAGAACCATAGTAGGTTTTCCAATCTGACTCTTTTATGACAGTACGCTTGCGCTTGTAACCCTTGAGGGGTGGTAATTTACGCACAGACCTCAGTAGTTTCTTACCAACGTATTTCTTATCATTAGATTTGTCTGTAATAAGATACACAAACCCAATGTAATCACCAATCATGTCAGACGTAAATTCTTCACCTTTGTAGTACCACATAATAAACTCCATGATGTTATGAAGTTATTTATGCGCCTTCTGCAACCCTTGGAATGCAGACTGCTTGAGTACCTTTAGGGAAAGTACCCAGAACTCCGCTAATCTCGAACCCAAGTGAGGATCGCGCTTCGAAACACTCTATCATCGTATCGTAAGTCCAATGACCCTCTACTGTAGGTTCGTGGTACTCCCCATTAAACATCAGGTTGATAAAAACGAGTGTCCACACCTCAATCAATGCGAATCTCCTCTTCATCTTCAAATGTAACCATTACTTTTAAAGTTCTATTGTCATCTTGCATAGAAAGCCATACACGCTCAACGTTATGTTTGGTGTATGACCTTCCGTTGTTATCGATGACTTCTACACGAGTTACCCCATCGAAATCAGTCATAACCTCTCCTTGTTACTTTATCTATATCATCTTCTTCCACATCAATCTCCCAATGTCGAACATATTGAAAGAAATCGCCATACTTCGTCAGTTCAATCTCTGGGTATCCTTCAGAAATTAACCAAAGGGTTAGGCTCCAAGGTTGGGGTAGTGGATTTGGCAAAGCTTTTGGAAAGCCATATCTCCAACCAGAAGGTGGATCAATCATAGTTGTTTTCATAATATATCTCCTTTAGAGCTTTCCGTCACCAAATCCACCAGAGGTATCCTCTAGTTCTTTGGCTAGTTCGTTGTACCCACCTATAAGTTTTCCATAACGGAATATTTGTGGTACAGTATTATACCCTTCAGTGAGCAAATTGTCAAGTTCATCCTTATATTTCGAGTAACCAATATCTTTGTATTCGTACTCAAGTCCCATACGTTCACATAGTTTCTTAGCCCTAAGGCAGAATGAACACGTTGCAGTTGCGTAAATATTAATCATTGTCTGACCCCATTATATAAGCACCTTCTGGCAGATGCATTGCCGCTGTCATTTCATTGAATTGCTCTGGTGACATTTCAATAAGAGAAAAGTTGTTGCCATCTTGATCCCATTGACGAATGTAAACAATATCATCGTAGATAAGGAATTGAACGTCTTCGTGGTCTCCTGTAGAATCTAGTATGGTTAGTGAGGTTTCGTCCCAATCCATTTCAATCGTAAACATGTATTATTCTCCCAATTCTTTAAGTTTGTTCCAAG